TAGTTATATGGCGCGACAATCTGGTTAAATCAGGAGTAATCCACTGATTACTTTGCCAGACGTACTGGAAAAGTCTGACGGTTTTTGCGGAACGGGTAAGCCAGAGAAGATTGTCATTCACTACTTGGGGATGAACCACATTTACACCTGTGGATATTTGCTTTTTATAATTTACGTTGGTTTGAGTTAAGGCAGATGCCAATGAACCGGAATCAAGGGTGCCCACACCTCCAGCCGTTCCAAGCATCAAAGATTGTTGCCCCACCAGCCAGCGGATTCTGTCTTGCTTACCGGAAACGATATCATATTGGATTGCGTAGTCGTCAGCATTCGGGTCAGAAATAAAATTAGAATAGTCGCCTTGAACGCTTCCTCTTATTCTCAGTGGATTGTTGTCTGAACCCGCCGTCATCAACCGTTGCTCATAAAATGTGCCACAAGCAGGGTAGTCACCGGGAGTGTTAAAAAGAGGAACTACTTTTGAAATAATACCTCCCGCTATATAAGTATTCCAATTTGTAGAATCAATCCCAAGTAAGGAAATGCTGGTTGACGATGCAACTTCCGACGGCGACCAGTATAAACTTTCTGCCGGTGGAAAATGATTAGTATTGGTTGTTGACGCAAGTGTATTCTGAATACATTGAAAAATACCGGCTACCGCATCGCTCATGGTTTCGGTAATGATAGAAACTCCTGCTGCCGGACGATCAAAAGAATAAGTGAGATTTTCTGTTACTACCCAACTCGCGTAATCAGAACCCAATGCTCTTATAGCAGTTTGAATCAAATCCGCAGAATTACTAGCAGATGTAGTCATAGCAAGAGATATATGCCCTGCTGTTATCAAAAGAGTATCAGCCGTATTTGATTGCACATCCCAAACCATTTCAGCATAACCGTCATTAGGATTTGGAGTAGAAATATATAATATTCTCCCGGCGCCAAAATCAAAGGCTAAAAATCGGCCAACACTGACAACATCGGGGAGAACCGTAACCTCCGGATCGTCTTGATGACTTCCTTTAGTATATGCTAAAGTTGGGTCATACGCCGCAACGGTTAATGATGAACCGGCAATAGTAAAAACCTTCTGATTAATTTGAACCATACCCGCAACGCTGCTTATATAAATCTTATCGCCTCCCGACAAAGTAAAAATATCGCTGGAATATTTAACTGTGCAAGGGTTGCTTTTAGAAATACTGGTTATGGGAATAAATAAATCGGACACTTTGGAAGTGTTCTCGGAGCCAGTAACGGAAAGAGTTGTAAGTGTCCAGGCAATATCAGAGGAGCGCGATAAAGTCATCGGCGCATATCCTCTATGAAAAATATATAAAACATCGGCGGATTGAGTATCAGCATCAAGATCAAATAAATCAGCTTCCAGATAAGGTGAGACTATTTCGACTGGATTACCGGAACCGTCAACAACTAATCCCTTGTTCTTAAAAACTCGAATATACAGCTCGCCGAATTCAAGGACATAAGTATCTGTTGTCGAGAAAGCAAAAGGAACTGCGCGGGATTTCTTGTCAGGGTATTTTGTAGATAATATAAAATAGCTTCCGGGCATTTTTTTAGCCCCACCCTCTATCAACGGCAATGCGTTTTCCAGTTTACGGCAACCAGCAGCAAATTTGGACAAATCGCTGCGAGATTCTATTAAAGGACTAAGCTCCCCGCTATTGAAGTTATTGATTAAAATAGTTGACTTAGACACTTATTACCCTCTCCCTGCGTTTTTCCATTCGTTTCCACCAGCCTCATCTTCAAGGTAATCCAAACTCTCATTGATCGCTTCTGCCGATTGCAACGAATCCCGATACTCCTGCATGTAGCCGGTTGACTTCTGTTTATCTTCTGTGATAGGAATAGCCAGTTCCGCAGCTATCCGATTGGCAAGGCAGTTAATGAATGCAGGCGTAAATTTTGTCGCATCAGTTATCTGCTGGATGTAATTAATCCAAAGTCCTACATCAGAATTGTTATAATTGGTTAATAGGTATTTCCCGCCATCCGTCGGCATTGTTTCAATTATATAAGCAAACCCTTGAGGAAAGACCGGAGGATCCCAATCAACCCCGCTGTGATATCCTACAGGATCGGAAAAGAGAAAAGATGCAAGAAGATTACGGCCTATTGACGGTGGTTTATGCGGCTTCACTAACCGAAGGAAATCAGCAGGAAGTGCATAGGCATACTGATACGCATACCCTGGGGCATCTGTGATTTTCTGTAATTGTACTCTCGTCTTGGCAAACCGCCAGTCCTTCGCCTGTAAAACTTCATCCAGAAGATAAGGAAATACGGCATTAGCCTTTATCGCATTCGGCGTTTTATCGCTCAAATCAAAAATGATATTAGCGCCAATGCGTAACAATCCTAGATTAACCACACCCACTGTGTTATAGGCCATGCTACCCCCTTATCTGCGTAATCAAGAGGGGTGAGTATCTCGTTTTAAGAGACCTCATCCCCTCTGATTATTTTACGCTGTTGCTTCTGACACAGGTGCTTCAGCAACTGGTTCCTGGTTTACCGCTGAAGGAGACTTACTCTTAAATCCCTGTTTCTTCCTGTGTTTTTGGGATTTATGAATTCTGAGTCCTACTTCCGATTTCATTTCTTTGCCGCAGTAACCACAGGCGAATTTCTTTTCTTCCTGAACAAGAGGAGTCGGAGCGTCTGCAACCGGAGCGATAGGAGTATCGGAAAGGCTGGTTTCATCTTCGGCAATATCCCCGAACTCGTCACCACTTTCTTTATTGGCGAGAGCTTTTTTTCGGTTATCATTCGCTGCCTTTATCCGTTTCCTATGTTCCGCAATGGCGATTTTTCTATCCTCTCCATTCAGGTCGAAATGAATTGCCCACGGATCATGCGGGTCAATGTCGTACTCCTGATCACGGAGAAACAATCCGGTCTGAGGAGTTCCGTATGTGTCTTTAAGACATTTTGCTAACAAATTACACCTTCCTTTCTGTTAAATGCAACCGTCCGCACCCGGGCCGAACCACATTTCACATCCACCAGCAGCCGGAGCATAACCGCCCAGAGTGCTGAAATACGCAGCGACAAACTCAAGAAGAGTAGGATCGCTCGTTTTGCCCATCGGAGGCAGTGGGATAAAGAAATGATTTCCAAGTACCGCCAGTTGCGCCAGCGTGAAACGACGACCTGTAACAAATGTCGGAGTTGCCGTATTCGCCTGTGTTGCGCTGGTTACAATCCAAATATCTCCACCTGTACAACCTGACCCTATGGTGTACGCCTGCGTAATAACAATATGCAGACCAACTCGTATTGCTCCGTTTGCGATGGACGGGAACAGCGCTGCTATTTCCGCCGGTGCGCCACTTACTGCCGCACCAAAGTCAAGCTGATCCTCGCTGTATAAGGCTCCCGATGTACCAAAAACAACGGGTACAAGTGACCCCGATGACCTGTCCGCTTTTCCGTGTATCCAACCTAAATAATCTGACATTCCCATTTTATGTTTCCTCCTTAACTCAAACCGGTTTCGGTGTTCTTCAACATTTCCGCAACCAGTACAGGGATACCCTGAAATCTCGTTACGCTTCTGCCCCACACATCACCGGTATCAACATTCTGGGTGAAGTACGTATTGGTTTTTAGGGTAACTGCTCTGATGTCCATTTGCGTTTTGACGGCTCTATTGACCAAAATAACCGTGCCCGGAGCCTCTCCAAACCCGGGAAGCTGATTCTTTGCTTGAATCAGAAGAGTCTCGTCAAAATTGCCCGTGCCGCCCAAAGTTGTTCCAACGCTGGAAATTCTCTGGACGCATCTTTCATCATCGACTTCCAATCCGATGAACCACGACATGTAAGATTCCAGGATTTCCATCTTCTTGATGACACCCGCAGAAACATAGACATCTTTGGTGCGACGGCCAAGATTTTCAAACTTTAGTCCGCCCGGAAGGTTCTTCGGGTAAATTCCATACACTTTGTTCTCGCCCAGTTCGAGCATCAAAATGCTTGTAGTATTGGCAGAGGTTCCGCCACCGTTAGACAGAACATTGTAATACCATGAAGAGTCACCGTTCGGGTAGGTCGTAAGGCTGTTGAACCGCGTAATAAGCCCATTAATCTGACTGGGGTCGGCATACTGAGAACCGTACAACATCATGGACTCAACCTTTTGCGTAATGCCTTCCAGTTTGCGTCTGTCCTGATTTGTGCGCCACCGTTCCGGTTCGTTCTGAATATTGTACATTTCCCAATCCACTTCTCCATAATCCCCGAACATGGCTATTGCTTCGGTCAACGGAGCGGACATGGTTTTGGTCGGCAGTAAAGGTTCGTTGAATCGTCTGGTTCCCGGATTGCCCAAATAGGTATCCCGGCTGCCGATATTAGACATTATTTGATTTGACTTAACCATCGGCAGAGCTTTGATCAGGGGACAAGCCCTGTCGAGAATCTGCGCGATACTAAGATACGTTCCACCTGCATCCATAGATGAATAATCGCCAACTACGTCCAGCAGAGTAGAATACGGTAATTGTGCATTTGTTGCCATTTTTCATTCTCCTTTTATAGAGAAGACTTAACTCGGCCTTTTTACGAGAAGTGCGCCATAATTAAAGACTCCTGGTTTCCCAGCATCGTCCTTTCCTCTTGCCGCACTGCCTGGAGGGCTAGTATCTTCTCCTGTAAATTTCGCCATCTTAATAAGATAACGAATCATCTGAGATCGGTTCTGATTGGTTTCCCTATCAAAAACCTTATCAAAATCGGTGTCGCTATGTTTTTTCCAGAGCCTTTGAGCCAGAACAATCCCAGCATCATACTTGTCGCCAAGTTCAGTTTTTAGTGACGTTGCCGCCGCTTCAACTTCTTTTTTGATACCGGCATTGTGAGCTTCTACCATCGTGCTGACAAACTTATTCCATTCACCCCCGATGAGTTTAGCCTGATCCTTATTCAATCCCGCTGTATGAAAAAGTGCTCTTCCCCATTTTTCCATTTCAGGACTGTTTTTCCCGTTATTGGGAAGTTCGTATTCCTCTGGCTTTTCTGGCCTGCCTATCGCTTTGTAATAACTATCTTTCTGTTCCTGCGTGGCATTCTCTGTAAGTTTGGGTATCGCTCCGGCCAGCTTTGTCTTTAAAGAATCCCGTTCTGTCTTAATCTCTAAAGCCGTTTTTACAAAATCTCCCGGCTTTGTGAAGGTCTTGACAAAATCGTTTTTCTTAAATTCATCTGGCAGTGCCGCTATCCATCCCGATGCCTGATTGTTTTGGTCTTGATTCCCTTGACTTTGGTCTTGGTTCACTTGATCGTTGTCACCCATTTACTGCCTCCATTAATTTTATTTTTTTGTGTTTTAATTGACTTGTACCCTTCTTCTGGTTTGGCATTATCCACCTCTTCAATTAGAGCGGTTTGTACTATCGGAATCAGTTTTACTATATCTGTTAAAACCGGAATCAGTTCTTTTACTGTTCCCGATAGTTCCGCTGCGTTGATACAGTTCAAAAGAATTTGTCTTTGTTCTTCGCTATCAACTTTCATAAAACCCTTTCTTATGCCGGAACTGCCGCCAATACTGGAATATACCCCAAATTACCGGCGGGGTCTTTAACTGTTAAAATGTAACTCAAGGCATGACTGTCAATCGTATGCGTGTTTGCTGCTGCCACTCCCGTTGCTGAACCTAAAACAAGAAAAGCATCATACGTTCCAGCTTGTGGATTAGGAACGTGCATTACTGCTATTGTTCCAGTATGAGTACTCGGAGATAAGGCTTCCGCTGCAATTAATAAAGCAGAGGTAACTCCCGCACTGACTGTTGATCCTGTGTTGATTTTCAGGTCTATTCTGTGCGCTGCTGAAATGGAATTTGTTTTTCCGCCTGACTTCATTTCGAGCATTGACCAACCACCAGCCATTTCAGCGGTCACTCCTGAACAGTCACTTGCAATACTTAACCTGTCACCACCACCAAAGAACGAATTGTTACCTGTCTGCACCGCCGTCAGCAATAAGCGCCTTTGGCCGAACAAATAAGCTGCACCAGTTCCTGAAACAACTGCTCCTCCATCGTCTGCGTTACCTCGTTCAATCCAAGTACGTTCTGAATTTAACGCCAACCCATATCCTGCCGTTGTCGCGTTAAAAACGCCTTTAATAATCTGCCCCTTCCCGGCCATTGCTCCATCGTAATAAACAATGTCCATTCCTTTTCTACTCCATTCCAAACTCATATTCTGTTACCTCCCTAGCATTTTTTCGCTTGAAGCGATTTCGCCCAACATAAGTTTTTTAGCTTCATTGCTCTGTCACTATTCCTAAAGACAAATCAATGTCTTTCAATAGACCTGCTTTGCCGGCAATCATAAGAGCGGCGTTATATTCCCCGATCTCATGAGGATTATCTGCGTCCAAACTTACTCCCCAATGCAGGCAAATTAAAATATCAGCCAAAACTTCACGGCCAAATCCCTGGCTGAAAACCGCTCTGTATTTCGCCTCAATGGGTATCTTCTCCTCATCCGCCATTTTCCTGATCTCCACCCATCAGTTTTTGTAAAGGGCTGCCGTCTTGTGCCGCCTTGCCTGCCGCCGCTGCCGCCTTCGGTATTACTTTCATTGCTTCCAGTTTTTGCTGCTGTTCCGCCGCCTTCTGTCTATTTTGCCGTATTGCATCAATTCTTTTCTGATCGCGTTCGCAAGAAGCGGGGAAACCGCCGGCATCAAGAATTTCTCCAACCGTTTCATCAACGTCAACTCTATCAAGAGCCATCGGCCCGAATATCTCGGCAAGGGGCTTTAATTGTTCAAGGGTAGATTGAATAGTCCGTATTCTTGTTAATCGCTCTTGAGCCTGCGACAACGGGCCGAGATAAGCAATTTGTATTGCCTTGTTCCCCTGTATATCCAAAAGTATTTGTGGCGGGTCAGGAATTCTCCCTGCCTTTGCTTCAATCTCAAACACACGATCTTGAATCGGAAAAAGTCCTTCACTCTGGAAGTTTCCTATTCTTGTTCCTAAAACCGCAGCCTGTTCACCCATCATCTCAATAACTTGAGTAGGTGAAGCAGTAACTTTGTTCATCGCCATTTGCAGAAGCATTTGGAAAAAACCCGTGTAGAAATGTTCGTTTATAATTTTCTCTGTTCTGGTCTGTGCTTCAACGCTATATGGTAATTGCATCCCTTCGTTCAATGGGAATGGCGCTCGCGTGCGAATATCCTGTTTAGTGTCAATAAATGTCTGACCATTCGGCCCGCGATTGATTTGTCCTCTTAAATCTCTCGGAGCAACAAGTGGAGGTTCAGCCATTTTTTGCCCAGCTATTGTATTCGTCCTGCCTTGTTGATTGGAAAGCGCAACGCTTACCCAGGAGTCCCATGAAGGCGATCGTCCGTAAGATTCATCGCTGTTCTTTCTCCAACGCCATGTCGTGCAAGGCAGAGAGTCATATCCGGATTCCTCTATCAAACAAGTATCTGACCCGGGCTGACCTGTAGTTCCTGTTCCCAGAGAACCGCCCCTCAATACCCAGATAGAAGCTATTTTTTTCCCTTTTCCGTCAATTCTGCCGCTATAATCGGAACGAGGATAAACAGCATGGATGATCTCTCGTTCGCTATGTATGTTGTCTTCATACGCTTTAGCGAAGCCATGATCTATTTCCGTCATCCTGCCTAAGCTGAACTTGTCAACAAGTTGGCGCAGTGTTAATTTATAGACCCTGTAATTAGTATCTACCCTGCCCCACTGATTCTCGGCAATAAAACATTCCCTGAAATGAGGAACGGTAAAATTGATCTTTCCTTGAGCAACTTCCTCTTCGATCATCATGTGCGCCGTTCCCGGCCCAACAGCATCTGAAACAAATTCTGTTATAACATCGTAGAAATTAGAATAATTGTAAGCAAAATAAGTAACTTCTTCAGCCGCTTGCAGCCACTTTCTAATTTGCGGGTATTCATCCATCCTTTTTCCCGACCATGATCTCATCCCCGAAGCATGCGGGAAATTAAGTTTACCGGGCAATTCGTAGGTGTACCACCGGCTATTGCGAGGGCACAATGCGCCCACCATGCCGTCAACAAGAATATTCTTTGCCAATATAGCGGCGTCACTATAAACTTCAAGGCCGGTCTTCTGCCCCTTCATCATGTCCTTGTCGTTTATCATCCTCCGGGAATGATTTACAAAACGAAGGATATTATCAATTTGGTCTTCAAAGGGAAGTCTTACCTGAGCGAGTACCTTCAGATACTTCCCGATTTCCTTTGCCCTGTCGTTTTCTTCTGAAGAGTTAGCCATTAGTTAGCCTTTATCTGACCCCTTAAACTTTCCATACTTGGTACAACAATCGGAGATTCTCTCTTTACTGCGCTAGAAATAACAACTCCTTTTGCGGCTTCCAGAAGTCCCAAAACCATTATCTTGTTTTCCGGAGCTTTGACGCTGACCAAACCGTCTTTTGTCAATCTTATAGTAATCTCCACTACATTTTCTTCTTGCATAAACATTCCCTTTCTTTTTGCTTCACCCATTTACGCACCTAAAGTTGTTCTTTGTTGTGTGCCTGGAGTAGTCACTCCAAGCGGTCCTGTCATAATTGTGGATGCCGCACCTCTTCTATTTCTCAAATTTTCAGCCATCGCATAAGCCGCCGCTTCAGTTGTGTCCGGCGGGGTTCCGGGTTGCGGCGCTTCAGGCTTTTTCGTCATAAGCGACGATGCCGTACCGACCAAACCCGTGGCCGCTGAAACTCCCTGCATCATACCACTAGCGGTAACTCCAGCCCCAGCTGCCCCGCCCATTGCCGTTATCCCACCACCGGCTTCGATTGCCGCGATTTCCGCCGCTGTATAACCTCCCGCCGCTACCGCACCTGCTTCCGTTGCACCCACACCAGTTGCTACCTCCGCCGCTGATTTCCCAGCTTCAACCGCAGCCCCTGCCGCTATTGCCTCCTCCCCATAACATAAGCCAACTTTACCATTATATAGAAAGGAATCTTCATATATGACTTTGCCGCTTTCGATGTCAATTTCCAACTTATTATATATTTTTATAATCATAATCCCCGCTTAAAAGATTTTTTCTCCATTGTTTCAGGTGTCCGAATTATCTCAACAAAACCAATACCGGAAACTACCTTAAATCCATTAACAACAAACCCAAGCCGAAGCGCGTGTAATAACGACAGCGCGTTGTTTGAATGAATAGTTCCGAAGATATTATCCATTCCTTTACTTTTTAAATATTCAAACGCTTCCTTTAAATAAGCCCAACTCGTATATGAAAATTTAGCAAACCCCATGTATCTTAAATAACAAGAATTCACAGCGGTGATATTTATATCCAGAAACCCACTGTATTGTTCGTCGTCATAAATTAGAATTACATTGCTTGGAATAATATTTATATTTTTTTCCCCAAAAGATATTTCGCAATACTCCTGAAATTTCTCGTTAGTCATTGACCCCTGCGGGAAATATTCAAACCTTATAGCCATTATTTTTTAAACTCATGCCGTAAAAATAAAAGCCTCGCTAAGATAATCAGTTCAGCAATTAAACAAAATATTAAAAGATATAATTTCATAAATTCACCCGCAAACCGTACGTCAAGGGATTGTAATTATTTCTCTCCGTCTGATAATTTTCCTTCTCTTCCTCGATAAACTTCGCCCCGGTCAAGGTGTATCGATACCAGTTCTCCATGAAGTGGTCGTTCTCTTTCACCGGCTTCTTGTCATCGTCAAAAACCCACCGCTGAACCTCAAAGAAATGCCGTTCGCAGCTTTCAAATATATAACAGGTCGGCAAACCATTCCGCCCTCTTAACCAGGTTTCAATATTTTTAATTCCGCTATCCTTGTCTTTTGACGCGACAGCCAGCGGGATGTCTATTGCGTCCAGACGCTCCGTCAGAATTGTAAACGTGTCCCGAATGTTCGTCCCCAGAGCATTCCTCATGTATGCTGTGTCCCCTTTGGAAAGGGGGTCTATATAAGCCTCCGTTATCCTCCATCCGTGATTCTTTATCTTCCTCGTAATGTCGTCCGCGATGTCGTCCGCCGATATATTCTCCCATGTTTCACCTATACAGTAATGAATGTCCTGCGGGTTCACCGCCCAATACGAAACAGCCTGCGGCGTACTCAAATGAAAATCAATCATCACCGTCACCGGCCAATTCGTAGGAACTTCAAAATCCTGCACCCTATGTATATTCAAATCAAATTCCTTCAGAACCCTACCAATCAAAGAACCAAACTGCCCAAACACACGCGGCGGAACTTCATCCGGCGGAATATCTTTAATGAATTTAAGTATCTTTAATTTGCCGAACGATTCCCACTTATCTGGGAATAAAGACTCCAAAAACTTCTCCGCCTTATTCCCCCGGTCTTTCACCGGTGTTTGTTTCTCCGCATCGTCGTACAGCAACAACCGGAAGAACTGGCCGATCTGTGCCTCATTCAATCCGATGACTTGAAGCACCTTGATGTCGCTGTTATATAAATCCGGATTATCCGTAATTTTTAAATGATCTATAATTCCAATATCTCTCCGCCCGCTCAAAACAATCTCATCAAGTATCCATGCACCCTTACCCTTCAAAGGCGTCATGGACATTAACAACTTCCCCTGATCCAGTAAAAGTCCACGGCTCATAGCAGTATATTTACTTTGGGGAGGTGGTTCATCCATCACAACACCCTGCTTCCTAAAACTCTCAAACAAGGCATCATCCTGAGTATAACACATGATCGTCAAGGTACTTTTGTTATTCCACTCCCATAAAAACTCGACTCCCTGCTCATTCTTCTTGGTCTGATAAAACCCGGCCGGAGCCCACTTTAATAGTTCCGGAACCAAAACACCACCAATATGCTGCTTCCAATCCTCTCCAGTCAAAAGTATATCCACCGGCGGATCAATCCCCAAAGACGATTTCCTGAACCAATAACCTCTTACTAAAATCCAGTCCTCGCCGCCCTTCTCAACCGCCATCGTCCACGGTTCATATCCCAAACACCAAGAAATAATCACGTTTATTATTAGTGCGCTTTTTCCGATCTTATTTGAAGCTATAGCAGCCACCAAATTCTTATACCGTATCTCCGCCAACATCCGCTTCTGCCAATCATATGGCTCAAAGAAATACGTCAAATGGCTCTTCCTGAACTGCTCCAGCCGTGCCTTAGCAGCCTCTTCCGTCTCTCCCTTAATCTCGATAGGCTTAGCTTTAATCATAAAATCCTTTTTGTATTTCCGCAGTAAATTGGGGGGAGTGTGTAACCCCCAGCGAACCGAAGGCAGGGGGGGTATCTGCACCCAGGGATAAGCATGCTTGGTCTATCATTTTATGGCTCATTATTAGTTTATTGCTCAATGATTACACACCCTTGACATTGTTTTGGAGCCTCATGTTAACATAAGATATATTATAAGCCCTAAACACTCTAACCTATTGAATCTATTATATTAATCACTATCACCCTCAATTACCCTTGCAGGTTGCGTGCCAGATAAACCCTTGAGCATGGCGATATCTTTGAAAATAATATCGTGGTTACTGGTTGATTTATCGGACTCTAAGCGCTCTTTATCGTACAGGATGCCCGCAGCCACTATTCTAGAGGCTATCGGAGTCTTTTGAATATCGGCTTGGGTGATGGAAGATAGTAGCTGATGCTGTAATCCTGCAAAGATATTAGCTCTATTGGTTTTAAAGTCATTGACTTCTTTTTGAATCAATCCGTAACGTTGCAGGACTTCCGTGACATACGATCCATCGCATCCAGCTTGTCTGGCAATCTCTCTCATTGATGCATCTGGTTGTTGAGTGTGAAGGGTTATGATTTGCTCTTGTTTGGCAGTGCGGATTTTTTGTCCGTTGATTTGTTGAGGTTTGACTGATTCTGCTGTCATTTCGCACCTTTTGGTGTAAGTGGGTAATTTCTATCCATGCTAATTTGCTCTGTAGCGCGTTTTATTGGTTGGGTCTTTGTCATTCTACGCCTTAGTTTTGGGGTTAAGGTTAGTTAGCTTGCGCCTTTGGCTTGCGCACTGCAATAATAAGGTATTTTTTTAAGCCCTTTATATATGTACTGTTGGGATGACAACATTGATGTGGTCTATTTATGCATTATCTTTTTGATTTGATTGAGAGTATTTTTATTTTTAGCGTCAATAGCCTGCTTACTCACTTTGTGATATGTCGCAATTTCCTGTGCTGTGGCGCAAAGGTAATATTGCATCATTAAAGGCGTTGATCTTGACAGTGGTAATTGTTTTAAAATAGCTAAAACATCTGGCCTATCACTATCCGCGATTTCCTCAATAATTAAATATTTGCTGCGCAATTATATTTTTCCCCAACATATTTTATTAATTGATCTGTTATTTTCTCAGGGAAGGGCTGCATATGAATGCCATGATGCTTAGTATGGCAATAATTACAAAGGCAAACTCCATTTTGTTCATGATAACGTAAAATTTCATTATCAATCCATCGAACAATGTGATGAACAACTATCCAAGCTATTTCACCACACAAAACACAAGTGCTTTTATCCCGTTTGCGTATCTTGTCGCGCCATGATCTATATTTATTATTATCTCTGGGGTTTTCTTTGTATGGTTGCGGTGGTGCTGGTTGGGGTTTCCCTTGATACTTTGCTATTTCAATAATTTCTTTTAGGGTTTCGTTGGCATTTAAAATCTTTACATCGCCGCCAGCTCCGTAACCTGACTTTTTCTTATTTTGATTTTCTGGTCTCCAAAGACGATTTCTACACCGCATAATCCTTTATACCTCTTTTGATAGTCACAGGCAAGAAAAAAGTGGGGATTCTCACCATTTTTCTGTTATTTTCCTATAGCCTTATTTTTAAACCATT